TGCTGCTGAGCAAGAACGTCAACAGCAGATAGCAGAAATGGAGGCGATAGCGGGCACGGAAGAGATCCTGAGGGGCCAGCGGCCTACTGGCGTCAACTCAGCGGCGATGATTGACATTCTACGAAAGCAAGCACTCGCGGGCCGGTCCTCGATCTTGCAGGAGTGGGATGAAGCCTTGCAAAAGGAGGGCTCGATCATCCTTCAAGAAGTTATCAAGCATATCCGGAACGACGACAGGTATGCGGAACGGCTACGAATCCTGGCGCGAGACAAGGTAAGCACCCTGGCTATTAGAAGCTTCAGCGGGGCGGACCTAAGTGACAACGTCATCGTCAGTATCGACACAGCCTCTATGGCGCTGTCGAGCAAGGAAGCGAAGCAGGCTAAGGCGATCGAGCTGATTCAGTACTCGGCTGGGCTGGTGAATATACCGCCTGGACTCAGGGCTAAGATCCTTGAGGAGATGGGGTACGAGGATGCACTGATCCCGAGCGGCGTGGACGTAAGCCGTGGCAAGCGCATCATGGCCTGGATCCGACAGGAAGCATACGAGATGATCGTACCGATTCCTGAAGATGATCCGTTCATCTTGTATCAGATGTTCGTGGACGAGATGAAGTCCGACGGCTTCCACAACCTGAATGAGCAACAGCAAATGGTGCTCATCGCGTTGGTGGATCTGTACAAGAGACAGGTTGAGATACGCCAGCAGGCTATGATGGAGATACAGATGATGCAGCAGCAGGGAGGTGGTCAGGGCGGCGGCGGTGGAGAAGAAGGTGCTTGATATAGGAAAAGCCTGGGCCGTCGTTCGCAGGAGAATCACTGGTAATCGCCAGAAAGCTTCTGGGTTGCTTCAGAGTATGAATAACCACAAGCGCCGAGAGATCGGGAAACAGCAGGCCAGGAGTAGAATAAAACGGCCGAGGAAAGCATACAAACTTGGAGAGAGTGTTAAGAGGCGGCGGTAATGGCTAGAAGATATGGACAAAAAACCCCGGATCCCCGGGACTGGGCGAACCAGACTTGGTTCAACAGGCCAGGGGGTGTTCTTTCGCTTATGCTGGCAAGACAAAAGCAGCGTCCGTGGGATCAATACGCAGGCATCGGCGGCGAAGGATCTGTTGCGGCGGGTTATAAGATTGATAGATCAACGTCATCGGGGAACCCTCCGATGTACGAAATGCAGGTAAGAGGTGGGGGTAGGAAAGAACACGTCGTGCTATCCCGAGCCTTGAACTCGAACAAAGGGGTAGGAAACGTACCGCTGAACCTACCGCAGCGATTCCAGACACGAGAGGTACGGTTGTCAGGTCATAGCTTTGTGCAGTTACCTCAGCATATGAACACCCCGCTTCTGCGGCCAGGGTTGTCGAAGATGTGGGCTAAGAAGGATAAGGTGCTTGGTCCGGTTAGGAGAGCGAGAAGTAGACTGCTCTAGGGAGGAGCTGTGATTTTGTTTCTAGATCCAGACCCGAAGCGCGCGGTACTGGCGTTTCAGAGGATGAACGAAGAAGATCAAGGAAGTACGATTTGGTGTAAGACAGTGCTTGAAGCACAGACGACGTTGTGGAACTACCGAGATGAATTAACCAAGGTCTATTTGGAACACGACCTTGGAGATGAACCGTACATGAATACGAGGTCAGAAGAGTCAGGCATGGAGCTGGTCAGGTATCTTGAGAATCTGTACAAGCACTACCAACCAGAGTTCCAAGCCTTTAAGAAGATGAAGATAACTATCCATACGTGGAATGATCACGCTGGGCCTATCATGACAGAACGACTTAGAAAGATAGGGCTTGACGTAGAACTTATACCATTTGGTATGTAATAGGAGCAGACATGGCAACTAATACGGAAAAGATGGCAGCGGCTCAAGCGTTACTCGCTAAGAATAAGAAGAAGAGTAAGAAGGAGCGCGTTCCTTTCCACGCCCCTAAGATCAAGCTGCCTTCTAAGACAACGACAAAGACAGGTCGCACCGGCGCTAACACCGTTAAGAACGGCATCGAAACCTTTACCAAGCCTGGTCACAAGGGCTGGAAGATTGACACTGGCCCGCCCCAGAAGAAGACCACACCGAAGTTCAATAAATCGATCCACCCCCAGAACGTATCCCAGCGCAACGTCGCTCCGGTAGGCGGGCGCTCTCCTATGAAGAAGGTCACCTTCAACTTCGGCAAGGACAAGAAGGGCAAGCCCATTGGGCAGCAGACTATCGTAGACCTCGGACTGAATCCCTCCAAGGCGCTCCAAGCCAAGGGTGTATCCGCACTCCGGAAGCAAGCAAGGTTCCAGGGCATCAAGATCCCCAAGAGAAAGGGCCCCGAGCCTAAGGCCAAGATTCCCACGCGCCCTGACTGGTATGACAAACCGGCAGTCGAGGCTCCTAAAGCTCCCAAAGCTCCGAAGAAAGACAGCAAATCTTTCTCCGCTGGTGGTATAAACACAGCACTTAAAATCGCAGGTACTGTTGCTGTTGCGTCTGTTGCTGCGGGTGTGTTTGCCAATAAGTTGATCCCCAAAGTCAAGGAAGAAAAGATAGAGCGCCGTAGTGCTCCTAGGAGAAAAGTAAATCCCCAGGCTCGTCGTAACAAGGCCGGTGCCCTTACGGCTGCTGCAACTCGCAAGTCCAGCATCCCGCCTAGGGCTCCTTCGGTAAAGATCTATAAGACTTCTAAGCCCGCACACCAAAAGCCTAAGGCTGCGTTTGAAGCCGCGGAGCGTGCAGATCAGCGTACCAAGGCGAAGTCTAGGTTCCAGCCTCCCGAGCTGAAGATTGAAACTCCTGTAGATACAGTCGAAGCTAAGCCTGAGGCCGCTAAGCCCGCTAAGCCCATAGTCAAGAAGAGGGGATCCCTTGGTAGGTTGTGGGATTCCCGTACAGAAAAGACAGTAGAGATAGCGAAAGAAAGAGATGCCGCCAAGAGCACACGAGTTGCCGTACCTGAGGCTGAGCCTAAGGCCAAGACTTCTCGTACTCGCAAGGTAACGGGCACTGTGAAGATGGTTGCCAAGAGCGTGAAGCAGGGCATAGCTAATGTAAAGGATCCAGTCGCAGCCGCAGAGGTCAGGGCCGCTCAGAAGACTAGGGCCCCCGCTGTAACTACACCCGTTGACACCGCTCCCACCGAAAAGCAGCTTAAAAAGGAGATCGCCAAAGAGAAGAGGATCGCTGCTAAGCGGGAGAAGAAGGCGAAGAAGGCGCAAGCTAAGGGGAAGGCACCCGCTGCGCCTACAGCACCAGCAGCACCTGCTCCTAAACCGGCTCCGAAGGCTGCGCCCGCTACGATTGTTACACCTGTGAGCGCTCCCGCCCAAACTGCAGCCAGTGTTGAGAGTGCTCAGAAGCAGATCAACAAGGCTGCAAAAGAGATTATCACTCCGGTAGACCAGAAGCCCGAGCGCCGAGACATCAACCGTAGGGTTGAACCTCGAAGACAGCAAAGCGATAGGTTCACCAAGACCGAAGCTAAGGAAATAGCACTTACCGAAGGATGGGAACGTGGTGCAGCTCCTCAGAGTAGCTCTCGTCGCAAGCGGGGATCTGATCCCCGAGGCACTGGTAAGCCCGCGATCGTTACTCCCGTAACTCCTGCCGCACCTAAAGCCAGCGTAACCCAAGCGGATGATCAGGCAGCGGCGCGCGAGCGAGCACGGTTGAAGAAGGATAATCAGCCTAAGGTAGATGAAGAGAAGCGTCAAACACAACGACGCCAGACTCCGAGAACCGCAGGAAGCGGTGGACGTAGGGCAGGTGATCCGGTCATCAAGACTCCGGTCGATACTACCCCCAAGGCCACCAATGAGGCAGCGGAAACAGTTAGGCTGACTAAAGAGATCGAAGTTGAGAAGAAGAAAGGTGCGGCTTTGAGGAAGACGCGAGGCTCCACCCGAGGTCAACTAAGCAGCCGGTCTAACCGAGAGTTCTGGAAGCAGAAGAACAAGCAGATTGAAGCTGGTCAGAATGAGGTAAAGCTCGAAGGTATTATCGGTCCTGACTCAGAAGGCGCAACCAAAGCTACTACCAAGGTAGATCCGAAGGGTCGGACTACTACTGTCCGGACACAGACAGGTAAGGAAGGAACTCCCTATCAGGAGGGCATAGCTAAAGAAGGGTTGCTAGAGGCAAAGATTGAAACTGAAGAACGAGAAGCGCAGAAACGAAGGAGCCAGGGTCAGTACCACGAGCGAGGGACAGGCGTAGGCGTTGAGCCTGCCGACGTTAAGAGGAATACACTCGTTGAAGATGTCGCTGGCTTCAAGGGTAAGCGCATTATACAGGCTAAACTTAATAACCAAGGCGAGTTTGATCTGACAGTCACGGAGGGTCCGGAGCTAGAGCAGTCAAAGGAAGAAGCTCGCCGTGCTTTAGAACCTCGCCGAATCAAAGAGCGTCGGGATAATAAGACTCGTCTTTCACAGAAGGAAGCAGAGGTCGTAGTCGAAGGTAGACCGGCAGCTAGAAAGGTATCTCCTCCCAGGCGGGGTCGAACAGATCGTCGTGGCACAACTAAGCCCGTAACTACTCCGATCACTCCTGTTCATCTCCCCGAGACTGATCTTCAGGCCAGAGAGGAATGGATTGCTCCGGACGTGGCTAAGGAAGTGGAAGGTCTGCGCCCTGGTGGTTTGCCTGAGCGGCGTGGTGACACGTACCTTGACCAGTTGAATCAGGAAGAACTTAAAGATCTCCGGGAGCGGGCAGGGCGTGGTATCCCTGGAGCAGAGAAGCTTCATAAGACCGTTAAAGCCGAGTTCCGAGGTAAGTACGTACATGGTCGCCGACCCGGAGAAACCAATGCCGGAACAGCACTTATACAGAGAGATCTAGGCACACAGATCCGAGAGTTGGAGCTAGAAGGTAAGCCCAAGGCTCCGTTGGCGGTTACTGCAACGCCAGGTCCTAGGATGCTCAAAGAAGGCGCACTACCTCCCTTGGAGGCGGTGAAGGCCGAGCAGCGTGAAGGAACTAGAGGAGCTACTACAATCCCGGATAAGGAACGCAGACGCCATAAGGTCATTCTAGAAGGTGGTAAGAATGTACCGCATCCGGATCAGAAGCGCTTCCCCGGCATGTCCCGTAATGTAGGCGGCGAGCCCGTGTCCCTTGTGCAAGCTAATCGAAGGTCTAGAACTGATAAGAGAGAAAGCGCTGTAGATCGTAGAAAGGAGCCGCGGACACTGGAAGAGCGACGTAAGTTCACGGCCAAGCTCTCCTCCGGAGACCAGCGCACGAAGGTCCGAGATCCCAAGGCAACTCAGCCTGATCGACGACGCCCGCAGATAACTAGAGGGGAAGAACGAAGAGCCCCTGGTCAGGTTGTACCCAGGCAAGGGACTACTACGTATCACCCTGTCAAGCCCGAAGCTACCCCGGCCACGGCCGTTGAGCATGCACGCGGAACGAACTGGAGCCGAGCTATTGGTACTCTGGTTCAGGAGACTGGGGCAAGATTCAAAAGATACGGTAATATCGTAAGCCAAGCGGCTAAGAAAGGTACGAGTGGTCCTATGATAGAGCTGGCAGCAGAGACAGGTAAGGCACAAGGCCGACAGGTCGTAGGAAAGAAGCCCTCCTCCGCAGCCAAGATCGCTAAGACAGGAGCTAAGTTCGGTGCCCCGGTTGCAGTACTCGCTGGTCTCTTTGGTGTTGCCGAAGGAGCGAAGGCTGCTTCAACTACACAAGGCTCACAGCGCGAGAAGATCAAGGCCGCTCAGGAAACAGCTCTTGATGTTGGTATGGACACAGGTGTAGGCGTTACCGAGTTCTCGGTAGCCACCTTGGCAGCGAGAGCAGCTGGAGTAGGTGGTAAGCCGTTCCTGTTCGCAGCCGAGAAGGCTATGCCTATAGCAGCAATGGCATATACCGCTTTGGAAGTTGGTAAGGTTGCTGGCAAGACCAAGCACGCATGGGACTCCCAGGTACAAAAGGAGATCTCAGAGAAGGCGGTCATGGAAGCGAAGTACGGAACTGTTGAGCGTGCTACTCAAACTCGCCGTAACCGGAATAGAAAGCTTTCGCTAGAGGATGCTGGAGTTATGCTGGATCGACAGAAGGCGGAAGTTAAGGCTAAGAGAGACAAACGAATCAAAGACGCCAGGAAGGTCGGTCGTCGGCCTCGTGGCGTATAGGAGATAACATGTCAGTTAACAACGTAAGTGATAGGCAAGCAGCTCGCGACGAGAAACGTGCAGGCCGTCAAGAGAAGCGTGAAGAACGTTGGCAGAGTCGCTTTGATAGAGCTAAACCGAAGCGTCAAGAAACTATGACGAAGAGGAAAGAGCGACGTACTGCTAGACTGGAACGGCGCGACGCGAGGAAGGCCAAGGTCGCTGTAAGAAAAGGACAAAGGCTTAGTATGAAAGAGAAAAGAAATGATCCCAAGTTTACGAAGGATGATAAGGCTTTTTTCCTGGCCAATGCGAAGCAACGTGGTATATCCTTGAGAGAATACTACGACAAGTATGTAAATTAAAGTAAGAACTACGAACCCAATTAGGAGGTTACAAAATGTCAGCAGCAAGGAAAGCATTAAGAGCACACAAGAAAGTAGCCCGTGGTATTGCAAAAGCACACAAGAAAGCAGCCAAGTTTGCTGGTAAGGTTGCAAAGAGTGCCATCAAGAACCCTGGCAAAACAGCAGCCGCGATGGCGACAGGTGGACTGACGCTTAAGGGCACAGCGGGTAGAGCCGCCCGAGGAGCCGCGAGTCTGGGTATGAGTGAAGCATTCAGAGGCATCAAGAAGCTCTTCAAGAAGAAGAAGAAGAAGACGCTGAGTAAGTCGCGCAAGCAGATAAGACGTGATCGCCAAGACACCGCCTCAGCTAGGTACAACAAGGGCACGGGCCGCACGGAGAAAGCTCAAACTAAGGTTGATACCCGTCGGGCAAGTGTTGATGCGAAAGATAAGCAGCGCTTTGGTACGCACGACAAGTCTCGGACTACTATTAACAAGAAGATCACCAAACAAAACGAACGCCTCGGTCGTGACGACAAGCTGTACACCAAGTCAACGACGGAGGAAGTTGCAGGCTACGCGAAAGCCAAGGCAGACAAAAAGACTGCTCGGACTAATAAGAGAGCGGACAAGAAGGCAGCAGCGTCGAAGCGGAAAGAAGCAGCGCGAGCCAAGTTCACCAAGCTGCGAACCCTACTCAAAAAGCGAGGTAAGTAATGGCCCTATTTTCAAGCAAGAAACTAATTCAGCAGAGAAAGAAAAGAGTTCCTATGATAGGCGACGGGTACAAGCTACCCCCGAAGGATCAACGCCCGCCCCCGTACGTGCCTGAAAGGCCGAAGACTCCGACGGATGAGGTTGGACGCAAGCGTCCCTTACCTAAGAAGAGGAAGGGACCGGGTAAGTTTAGGTTCGGTAGACGACTTCGCAAGATCCTGAAGAAGCGTATGCGGCAACGCAGGAAGGATGTGCAGAAGGCCGCACCCAAGAAAGGCGGGCTAATAAAAAAGTCGCCTTATAGCAACATCACAGACGTGGCCTGGAAGAATATGGCTAAGCGGCGAAAGAGAACTAAAAAGTAAGTACCCGTAAAGGAGGTAATACAATGAGTGCGATGGATAGACTACAAAGCAGCAACCCCGGAACATTTAGTACCGGACCGAACCAAACTGGAGCCACCCGGAACACCACCAAGACAGCGGCTGAGATCGCTAACGATAAGCGCCGTGCGGACTTGGCCGCAGCAAGAAAGAAAGCAGCAGCGGAGGCTAACAAGCCTGCTCCCAAGCCTGCTCCGAAGCCTGCTCCCAAGCCTGCTCCGAAGCCTGCTCCGAATACTCCGAAGGCCGAGAAGAAGTGGTCGGACGAGAACGCTGCAGCAGCTAACTTACCTACGAAGCCTACTCCGTTTGTGCCGAAGACACCTACGACCAAGCTGACTAAGACGCAACTTCGTAAGAACAAGCGTCTTACGCTCCTCAAGGAACGTAAGGCTAGGATGGCAGCTAAGAAGAGGGGCAACGCCGAGAAGCGTACCAGTAACAAGGCAGCTGCTAAGGCAAGGCGAGAGCTAGCACGTAGGAAGCGTTTGGCTAAACGTGGTAAGAGGTAACCATGCAAGAAAACCAGATCGACCCTACAAAGAAGAAGAAGAAACGACCTACGCTCCTCTCTGAGAAGATGGGCCTGGACCAAGGGTCGGACTATGAGGCTCCACCTGCGGCCAAGCCGGGGCTTTTCCCCGGTACGGCTGCTATGGCTCTGGATGATGAGCAGAGTGGACCCACAACAGAAAGGGTGGAGGCGAAACTAAAGTCACGAGGAGGTATCCAACGTGGGCGATGAACCGAGGAAACTGACACTAGACGAGGCTATGGCTTTGATGGATAAGCATGCGGAAGAGGATGCTGTCACGGCCACAGAGAAAGAGAAGAAGAAGATCAAGAAGAAAGAAGAAGTCAAAGACCTCATCAAGGAAGGGGCTAAGCAAGGGCGAGGAGGCCTAGGTATCGGCACTTCGAGGCAGCTTGATCTACTAGAAGAAGAAGGGTACTGATGCTCAGCGAAGAAGATCGAAAGAGACTCTTAGGAATAGCCAGAACCAAGGCTGCTCCTACAGTCCAGCAGGCTAACCCTACCAGAGCCCCCAAGAAGTCACCGAACGCCATGAGCCTAGATACGTTCATGAAGCGGAACCCCAGCGCCAGGGACTTAGATGGGGAGAGAGCCTCCCGTAAGAAGGCGATCGAAGGGGCCCAGCGAAACCAGGGCCAGAGGTCTAATAGGGGTGGTAGGCCCAACATCAGAGAGACAGACGCCATGAAGAAAAGGGCAGCTGATAAGGCTGCTAAGGAAGCAGGGGAGTACTTTAGCTCCCTACCTGATTCCACCAAGGCTCTGATGAACAATCCAATCCTCTCCGCGGAGGTCAAGAAGCATTTGAAGTAACCTGTTTTACTGGTGGGTTACGATCCATCAGTTATGGCCCAGCGGGGGGTTGCTCTCCCTCCTCCCCCTGCTGTGGCCATACTTTATAGGAATAGTTGCACATCACTGTAGAAATTCCTATAATTAAGAGAGAGAGTGCGAAGTATTCTACCTTAGTTAGCTGAGTTGTGGCCCGCTCTCCCACGTAAAGAATACCTCATATTCGCCGAATCCCAGGCGTTAAAGGAGATGCGTAATGGTAGTACAAGAAGATGTAAACGAGCCCACTCTGGAAGAACGACTGGAGTCGGCAGCTGCGGACTCATCGATCGCAGAAGAAGTTGAAGGCATGTCCGACGAAGAGGTTCTTGAGGAACTAGACCAGCTCGAAGCTGATGGTGAACTTGAAGTTGAAGGTGACCCTGTGGCAGGTGGCGAGAATAGAATCCCTCAGCACCGTTTTAATGAAGTCAATAACGCTCTGAAAGAGATGAGAGAATCCGAAGCAGAGACTAGAGATCAGCTTGCTGAGTCTCAAGACAAGTTAGTTAAAATGGCAGAACTTCTGGAAGCCAAGGATGCAGACATTGCAACCTTAAACGAAATCAAGAGTTTCGTGAATGACCCTGATATGAAAGACCACGTTATTGCAATCGATAACAAGTTGAAGGGTATTGAGGTTGAAATGGACAAGGGTAATATCGAACCGGAGGACGCAGTCCGCCAAGCTCAGGATCTATTGGAGCAGACGCGTGAAGAAATGCGGGACACTCAGGCCGATATGCAAACCGATCAGCTCGTAAACACAGCTGATAATATTGCTGAAAGGCTGTTGAATGCACTACCTGAAGAGTATAACGACGAAGATCTCGGCGTTATCAGTGATCTCTTTAAGGAGAAAATAGACTGGGACGCCTGTGTGGCACAACCAGACTATATCTCGGAAATCCTTACTGAGGACTTTCAAGAGACCATTGACAGGTATGGTATGCCTCGCGGAGCATTGTTTGATACTGAAGAAGTAGATCTATTGACAGAGGATAACGTCGTTGACGAACAAACTCCTGAGGAGGAGTTGGTTGAGTTGATGGACTTGCCTTGGGGTGAGACTAAGCAAGTCGAAGTCGGAAATAAGACGGTTACCAAACCAGAGATGTCCGATGATGACTTCAATAAAGTACTAGCTCAGGCAATGAAGTTGGCCAATGCAAACAAGGATCGTTAGCGACATAACTTAGGAGCTAACCCATGATTACATTTAACACTCTGGGTGATATGCTTCTGCGTCGATACATCGTGGACTTCATTGCTCAGATGCAGAATCTGTCCGCGCCTATCTATACGCAGCTCCGAGAGAACACCAATTTTACCCCTTCGGGTGATGGTGCTTATTTCGCAGTTCGTATTGCAGGTAACGAGGCAGGTGGCGGCTGGCGTGCGACGGACGATAATGTCCTCCCGACAGCTTCTAATGAGAACGTGAAGCAAGCGCGTGTTCGACCCAAGAAGTATTACCACACAGTGACATTCTCCGGTCTGGCCGAAGCGGTTTCGGCTAAGGGTGGAGAGGACGCCTTCGCGGCTGGCATTACTGATGCGATTAGTCAGGCTGTCAAGCGTGCTGGCGCACGATTCGAAGTTGACTTCCTCCGGGGAGATGGCACGGGTCGGCTGACTAATTGTGGTTCAGGCAGCACGAATACGGTTATCGCCGTAGACGACGCTCGTCCGTTCCGCGCTGGTCAGGTCATTGTTGGTTTGGACAACACGTCCGGTCTGCGACAGTTTGGACCGGTCACAGTAACAGCGAAAGACATCTCAGGCAGTACGGTTACGGTATCAAGTGCCGTGACATGGACTACTGATGATGGTATCTACATTTCTGGTGAGCAGTCCGAAGCTTCGGCCCCGCAAGAGGTCACGGCCCTCGGTCTCCCGGCAATCGTGTCGGCAACAGGAACAATTTACAACCTCTCTCGAACCACGTATCCGATCCTTCAATCGAAGGTAATCGCTGCGGGCTCGGTGGCTCTCGACGAAGCCCTGCTTCGCCGCCTGCGCCGCCAGCTGTTGGTTGAGACCGATGTTGGAAGCCTGGACGGTTTCGCAATGATCAGTAACTGGGAACAGTATGATCGTTACACCGAAATCTCCCTGCCCTTCCGTCGGTTCAACGACATGAAGTTGGAGTTGGGTGCTCAGCAAGAGCTGACTACGTTTGAAGGCCGTCCCTGGTTGATCTCGTGGGCCGCTCTTCCGGATCAGGTGTTCCAACTGAACCTTGGTGCGATTGAGCGTGGCGTTGTGCGTCCCTTGTCGATTGACGAGCGAGTCAATATGGCATGGGTGCCGGGTCAGGATGCGTTTACGGTTCTCATGAAGTACTATGGTGAGAACGTGGCGCGTATGATCAACCAGACAGCCAAGCTGACTGGTCTCACTACGCCGACCTACTAAGCTGAAATGGTTTAGAGGTTAGATGAATGATGTAGGGGAGCCTCGCAAGGGGCTTCCCTATATCTTTATTACACATGAAGTACATGTAAAGGAGTTTAATAATGGCATCTTATACACACCTTGGAACAAGCCAAGCTACCGTAGACACCAGAGATGGCAATCATTTTGAGATCTTCAAGGTGGTTCATGTTTCTGGTTCCGGAACGGATATTCCCGTCCCTGATAGTTGCGTGAGCGCAGCCTGTCTCTTTGATAATCAGGTAAACGCGATTGTTCCGATTCAGGAAAAGACCACGGCTGCAGGCGTTGCTGTCCAGAACAAGACATCAGGCGCTAGTGGAACTGGTATCACTTGGGCAACGAATGATGGCCTGAAGCAGATCACCATTCATGAGAATGTTGTATCTGGAACCTACTTTATTGTTGCACGCTATGTCGGCTCAGCTGCTGGCTCTGGCGGCGGCACTAGCACAGACCTTTAAGGAGGAATAAATAATGGCTAAGCTATTTCCCTCCAAACAAACGTTTGTGGATCAACGTAACGGCACTCAGATTCTGATTAGTAACGTGAAGATCCTGACTACAACGTCAGATCATGTTCAGCTTCCGACTGTCACCGATGTGCAGCTCTTAACAGACGCATACCGGACAGCAGATCCGACGTTCTATCTTACGTCTGATCGCAACAACGTAGCAATCGACGGCGCTACAGTAGGGACCGAGTACATCGTTGTCTCGCGACATGATGGAATGGTAAACTACAAGGCAGATACGTGAGATTTGCTGCACTAACGATCTTGTGTGTGATTGGGCTCACCTTCGGGTGTGCCCACTCGCACGACAAGTTCTACTATCCTAACGGCACCTTGTGTGCTGAGGTGAAGTCCACCGTGTTCGGCACAGGCGAGACCGAGAAAGAAGTGGTCAACGACTGTGTAGACATACTGTACGACACCAAGGATACAGGCTTCAGTGACAACGCTGGTAAGCTAGCTGAAGGTTTGGCTAAGGGCGCTGTCAAAGGTGTAGTACCCGCACCATGAGCAAGGCAATCAAGAAGGTTGCAGTCTACATGAGCATCATTAGCAGAGACTATCCTGACTTTGTGGATGATGGTCTTTCTGGTGGTTTCCCTGACTGGATGTATCGACGATGGCAATTGTGGATCGCAGGACGAGTCCACGACTGGCACTACTGCAAACGTTGTCACAGAAAAGACTCTATGACCGATGAGGCTAGAGCCTTTGCTGACAAGGCACTACGTAAGCATGCACGAGAACTACTCCCCTGGTGGCTCAATCTCGCACCTATCATACTCTATATAGGAGTACGGATTGGTGGAGACTGGGGTTCCTGGGATAGCTGCGGCGCTGAGGAAGGTGATCGGTGTCGCCACAACATCACACAGCCTGATTGGATGGCTGAAGAGTAAAGGAGAATAACATGGCTATTACTCAAATTAAAGTTCTTAGTAGACAAACAGTACCGGGGGGCGGACAGTCTCTTACTGGGGTAGCTAAGAATAACAAACAGATCGTGTCTGGTGAGATCACAGGCGGGTATCTTTCTGCTGAAGGATTGGATCTGGAAACTAAGGGTGGCCCGGCTGCGCTCGGTCTAGAAACAATTGACTTCATTAGCTTTGATGTCAAGACGATCAATGCCACGGCCTCGGTCGCGAACGGCGTTGTTTCGGCAACATACAACCATAACCTACATCGAATCTTCCCCGCCCTTGATGGCGACACTAAGCCTACCGACGCGCAGGTTTGCGTCGTTAAGTTCTTGGCGGTTGGCGACGGTCTCGAAGTAGCTGGCCTCTAAAGGAGAATTATAATGGCTAATGGCGATATTACAAGTGTTAAGGTTCTTGGTTCGTTTACCATCGGAGGCGGTGGAGCTACCGCAGCCGGAGGCGCTGCCAATAACAAGGTCCTGACTTGGGGCCAGATCGTAGGTACCTGGGAAGACACCCATGGACTCAACCTCGTAAATGTAGGTGGCTTTGCGGCTCTCGGGCTTTCTGCCTGTGACTTCATTAGGTTCGACGTAGTTTCTGTAGGTGCCGCTGGCACTCCCGTATACAACACTGAACAGGAGATGTGGACAGCGGGGATTGGTAGAGATGATGAGAATATCTACGTCGTGAAAGACGGCGACACTAATCCAGCCACAGAAGGACACGTATGCGTAGTTAACTTCCTTGCTTGTGGCGATAGCAACGCCGCCGCAGACTTGACATAAGGAGATAAAAGATGGCATATCCCGCAGATGATGGTGATATTGAACAAATTAGACACCGAGGAAAGATCACGCTCCCGGGCGGCGGTCATGACTTGAATGGTGTCCAGACTCAGAAGGCCCTCGTTTGGGGCCAGCTGCGTATGTACTACCTAAGCGCAGGCGTGAAGCTCAATGAGCGTGGTGGTCCTAATGCTATCGGTCTGAACAAAATCGATTTCATTACGTTCGAGCCTCAGCAAACAGGCACGGCAGGTGCTCCTACCTATGAAGTAGACGAAGGTCTGCATGACATCGGGTATGATGTGGCTAACGGTCTGCTCTTCGTCGTAATTGACGGAGCTACTGAGATCAGTGACGCTGACTATACGATCGCGAACTACTTGGCGATAGGCGACGATGCTTCGGCACCGGACCTTACATAAAATAAATGACTCTCCGCTGCGCTGACTGCGGTATCCCTATCAAGAGGGCTCGCCCTCAGGGAAAGGCACCGAAGTACTGTGCCCCTTGCCGCAAGAAGCGCCAGGATGAATATAAGAAAAGGAGTAAATAATGGCTAAACTACAGCCCACTACGAGCATCGTAACGGCACTCGGTCCCATTAAGATGGAAGTTGTTGAGTTCACCGGTACAGTCACTTTGGCTGATGGGTCCAGTACCCAATCTGGAATGACCGATGACGATACATTTGATAGCAAACTGGTACGTCCCACGCAGGTATTCGTGCAGTTGGATGTAGAGAATGCTGATAATTCTATTACGACTGTCAGCGGTAAAACTATTACGTTTGTGAATACAGGCCAGTCAAACGTTACAGTGCGTTTCATCGTATTTGGATACTAAGAAACAGAAACTATTCCTGGGGAGGGGATAATGAAGCTACCTAGCACGCTACGACCTAGTAACTCGACGTATAGAGAATGCCAAGCAGGAAGGGATCTTCCGTCTTGGTTCATGGATGACTTGAAGTCTATCGATGAGAAACTATACATTGTTTATCACCCGTTCGCTGTGATATGGGACGACATGATGAACCAGTACGAGGGCGAGCTAGCAGATCCTCGCTTCACAATCCACCGGGAACACGGTGAAGAGGTATGGGGCTGGGTCACCACTGATGGCAGTGGTGCCCCTATTCCCGAAGGTGCTTGGCATGTGTGGCGGCTCTGTGAGCCTCACGGCTGGGCACATGTGGTTAGACTAGAATCTAAGCACAGCCAGTACCTTGGCATCGTGGTCGATAGACTACATACCCAGGCCCAATTCCGGCACCGCTATGGAGACATAGCCTGGAATAGGCTCACACGTACCGAACAAGAAGAAGCTCAGGTGAAGATGCAGGAAGATCAACAGGAGCTATTCGAAGCGGTACAGGAAGAGAACGCATGGCTGACTAAGAACGCCATGGATAACTTCCAACGTGGCAAGACAGCACCCACCAACCCGACTATCGAGAAGGTGATAAGCTACTCTGGCCAAACGAATCATACAGCCACGTCGAGGCCCCTAGAGGATCATGATGTTGGGCTGAAAGGAATCGAAGATCTTTGACTCCTATAAAGGAGACCGAGTATGGCATCACAGTTGACAGGGACGTTGGCTAATTTCATCGTCCGTATTCGTAGATATGTAGGTGAGGAAGACGCAGATAAGAGTTTCTGGAGTGACGACCTCGTCAAACAAGTATTCAACTCATGCTATCGAAGGCGATCAGCAGAACTGATCATGGCCTTCGAAGGCTACTTCACTGTGGTTGCTACCCGAGATACGGTATCCAACCAAGAGAGGTATGCGTGGCCTTCGGACTTTGAGCGCCTCTTCAAGATGGAGATCGTGCGAGCAAACGGAAGCACCGTACCCATCCAAAGGCAGGAACGCCACTACGCGGGGAAACCCTCTCCAGTGGCAGGTGGTGACTCCTACCTACCCACATACAGATCCATAGGAAGTGGTTTCGTTCTTGAGCCTGCCCCCTTAGAAGGCACGGCGGGACAGCTCCGTATGGAATATGCCGTAACTCCGACCGAGCTGACGGTTGATGATGATGAACTACACTCTGACTTCCCCACCATGCTGGACGAGATCTTGGTGCTGGACTGTGCGGTGACACTATTCGACACAGAGCAGACCCAGGAAGAAGGTAGGTTGCGGAGTGTACTTAGACTACGTGCGGAATGGGAGCTAACCTGGGAGCGGTTCATTGATAATCGAATGATCTCTTCCAATAAGGTGACACCTTTCCAGACCCACTATCGAGATAGCTGATGGGCAGAGAACGAATACCGTATCTAGATATTAAGAGCTTCCAAGGACTCTACACCAAGAGTGCGCCTGAGCTAATGCAGGCTGAGCAGCTTGCTGTTGCTCAGAATTGCGACTTCTTCGAGGAATACGGAGCCGTGGCTAAGATCCGCGGTAGCTCTAGAGTCCTGAATGAGCCTCACACGGAGGGCGGTACTACCCAGAAGATCCCTTGGATCGAGTTCTTCAAGTCAGCGGATCTGGACGGTACCATTCTCAGGCAGACTCTCGTAGCCGCAGGTACTACCTTAGGTAAGGTCGTTGATGGTAACATCATCCCCCTCCTGACAGGTAGGACTCCGGATCTATACCACACCTCTGACATGCTAGACCGCTTCATGTTCATCACCAACTACAACCCTGACCGCGTAGGCGAGGGTGACCAGCTAGTCAAGTACGACGGGGCTGTCTTCACCAACTGGGGCGTGGCCGCTCCAGGCCAACAAGAGACAGTAATCGACGCCTTTGATGACGAGTCTTCATGGACTCCTGCCCACTGTGTCCTATTTGACCAGTCCAATACCACCACTGGTGACGTTACTTGGGACGGTGAGGCTATCAAGATCAACGCGGTCTTCTACGCACAAGACACTTTCTCCATTGAGAAGAACCATGACGAGTTCTATGTTCAAGGGGACGAACGAGACAACTCTAAGGCGATCCGGAATAGGGTCTCCTTCTTCGCATACATCCCCCGTGGTGAGCTGACAGCTTCTCTGACTAGACCTACGAACACAGGGTTCCAGACCCATGGTCCGGTTCTCTCTGTCTACGTCAGCCCAGACGCCGACACTGTGGAGGACAATAACTGGCAGTTCGACTTCCCGAACGGTAACCTCCGCGAGGGGTGGAACAAAATCAACCTCAACTTTACAGCAGGGGCCCCAGGTGATCTTACGAGAATTAACTCCCCGGCAGGGACGTACTTCGGCCACTTCTATCCGGAGGATCAGGTCGTCAAAAGCACGAAGTTTGAATTCTACCTCCAGACAGCCCAGACCACCGTCAACAACCTCCGAATCGATAGGTATCAAAAGGTGGATGAAGGCGCTCTGGTCGCCAACACCAATGAGTCTGGACCGGCCGATCTTACAGGTCTATATTCTTATAAAGTTGTTTTTGTTAGTAAGTATGGTCAGCTTAGTAATGCTGGTCCTGCTAGCGTATCAGTTACTGCAGACCACGAGGGACAAATTGATCTTACTCGTATCCCTCTATCGCCGGATTTGCAAGTTACTACCCGGCGGCTCTACCGAACGGTAGGCAATGGTTCGGTGTGGTTGTTCCTCGATGAGATCTATGACAACGTGACCACTACGTACACGGACATCACCGCAGATGGTAGCCTCAGCAATGAGACTTCCCCTCAAGCAGGTGACTACTCCGATGACAACTCCGTACCTCCCAAGTGTGGGATCGTGAAGCGGTGGAAGAAGACTGTCTTCATGGCAGGTGACCCCCAGAACCCGTACACCCTGTACTTCTCTGAGGATGATGAGCCTGAGAGCTTCCCCCTGATCAACGCCCTGGACATGGATGCCAAGATCACAGCGATGTACGAGACCTATGCTGGTCTGGTCGTTGAGACCGAGACAGGTAAATGGCAACTCATTGGTGATAACCCTGATTACTCGTTCGATAAGATCGTGCAGAACATGGGCTGTGTAGGTCGGAGGGCTGCTGGAACCGCACGCCTGATTGGCTATTCAGTTGACCGTGACGGAATGCGGCTCTTCGACCTCAGTGAGACCAAG